GACAGTTAAGGATAAAAATATTGAGCTTGGCGTTGTTTCGACGCCAAGTAATACTACTGCTGATGGCGGTGGAATTACGCTTAAGGGCACAACTGATAAAACAATTAATTGGGTGAATAGTACTGGAGCGTGGACACTTAGCGAGCACATTAATATTGCTAACGCTAAAGAATATCGAATTAATGGAACAAAAGTTTTAGATGCAACCAGCTTGGGCAGTGCTCTTCTTACTAATTCGACTTCAAGCACTAGCACTACAACTGCTGCAACTCCAAATTCAGTCAAGACATCTTTTGACTTGGCTAATGCGGCGTTGCCGAAGGCTGGTGGCACGCTGACTGGTGATCTAACCATTCCAGATAAGATCATTCATAGCGGTGATACTAATACGTTTATTAGGTTCCCTGCTGCTGATACATTTTCTGTTGATACTGCTGGCACCGAACGCCTACGAATCAACAGCTCGGGCAATGTGGGGATTGGAACGTCGTCGGCTGGCGGAAAGCTCGAAGTTAATTTTAATTCTTCAGTAGACGTTGGACTTGTTTTAAGAAACAGTACTACTGGAACAAGCGCACGTTTTTATTCAGGAACAAGCATCGTTGGTAGCATAACTGTCACAAGTTCTGCTACCGCCTTTAACACAAGCTCTGACTATCGCTTAAAAGAAAACGTTGTTGATATTGCTGAGGGCATTACTCGTATTAAGAAACTGAAACCAAAACGTTTTAACTTTATTGCTGATACTGACACGACAGTTGACGGATTCCTTGCTCACGAAGCACAAGCTGTCGTACCTGAAGCAGTAACAGGTGAAAAAGACGGTGATGAGATGCAAGGCATTGATCAGTCCAAACTTGTCCCTTTGCTAACAGCAGCATTGCAAGAAGCAGTTGCGAAAATTGAAACTCTAGAAACCAAAGTCGCAGCTCTTGAAGCTGGTTGACAGCAAGCCGCCTCGTGGAAGCATAGGGCGTCCAAGTTACAATGACCCTATTGCTTTTCTTCCATGGCAAACACCTACACCTGGAAGGTTGCTCAATGCGACCGCACCTTGGCTGATGGCGTAATTTCTGCGCTCCATTACACCGTTACAGCCGTAACAGATGATGGGGTGTATTCCGCAGGCGCTGGAGTTCCTTGGGGCTAAAAGCGATGTGCATTGCTCTGTTCGCTAAAATAAAAAAAGCTAGTATGGGCTGAGCGAGAATCTCTAATGTCTGTTGCTCCTGGCACTTATAATTTCACGATTGAGAGGCGAGCAGATTATTCGCTCGTCTTGCAACTAAAGGGCGGAAACGACGCAGCCATTGACCTAACAGGCTCAACGGTTGAGGCACAAGCTTGGAACAAGCAACGAAGCAAGAAATACGCTGATTTTGCAGTTGCCTATCCCAACCGTTCAAATGGTGAAGTGACGGTGTCGTTGACTGACGTTCAGACCACTGCGTTGCCTGACCTTGTCTATTATGACGTTTTAGTTACAAGTGCTGGTGGTCTTAAGGACTACTACTTGCAAGGTCAAATTACCGTTTCAGAAGGGTACACGGCATGACATCTGTAAACGTCACCGCGCCAATCACCAAGGTTACGGTAAACGGATCAACGTCTGTGGTAACAGCCACAACCGCTGGACCTCAAGGCCCGCCAGGGCCAGCAGGATCTGAATTTATTTTAGATCAAGCCGCTAAAGTGGACAAAAGCATCGTTTATTACGACTCGGCTTCCGGGGAGTTTAAAGCTGATGCCACTTGGACAATTGAAACCGTAGTCCTAGGGGGCAATTTTTAAGCCATGGCCAACACTATCAGAATTAAGAAACGTGCTAGTGGTGGGGCATCTGGTGCGCCAAGCAGCTTGGCTCCTAGTGAGCTGGCGTACTCCGAAGTTGACAATATCCTGAGTTATGGCTTTGGGGATGCTGGTGGAGGCAACGCAAGCTCTGTTATTTCAATTGCCGGTTCTGGAGCGTTTGCGACTCTTACCGGCGCTCAAACCTTAAGCGGCGACAAGACTTTTACTGGAACGGTTGACCTAAGTGGGGCTACACTTAGCGGCAACACGACTTTTAGTAATAACTTGGTTGTTAGTGGTGACCTGACAGTTTCAGGCACGACGACAACAATTGATTCAACCACAGTTGATGTTGCCGATAAGAACATTACTCTTGGCAAGGTCAGCACGCCAACGGATTCAACTGCTGATGGCGGCGGCATCAGCCTAAAAGGCGCGACTGATAAGTTGTTCCGCTGGCTTGATGCAACGGACAGCTGGACATCAAGCGAACACCTTGATCTTGCCAGTGGAAAGGCTTATTACGTCAATGGTGCAAGCGTCCTAAACGCCACAACTCTTGGCAGTAGCGTCGTTGGGTCCAGTCTGACTTCTGTTGGTACGTTGACGACTGGCACATGGTCAGCATCAACTATTGCAGTTAATAAAGGTGGCACTGGCCAAACCAGCTATACCAATGGTCAGTTATTGATTGGCAATACCACTGGAAACACGTTGTCAAAAGCAACGTTGACGGCTGGTTCAAACATTACGATCACCAATAGCGAAGGTAGCATCACAATTGATGCGGCAGCTGGTGCTCCTACAGGTGGAAACGGAATTGCGGTAACCGGTTCTGAAGTCAGCGTTGATAATAAAGCCAATGGCGGACTGGTAATTGAGTCAGCCAAGCTTGCTGTTGATCTAAGTGCAAGTTCAATCACGGGAACACTTGCGGTTGGGGATGGAGGATCAGGCGCTACAACATTGACAGGCATCCTGAAAGGGAACGGTACAAGCGCCTTTACCGTTGCAACAGCTGGAACGGATTACCTTTCAAGTGCTTCAACTATTGATGGAGGTACTTTCTAGTGGCGAATGTAATCAAGCAAAAAAGAGGAACTTCCAATCCTGGGTCTTCAGATCTTGTAGTTGGCGAACTTGCAATCAACACAACTGATGGCGGTGTTTTTACCAAAACTGACGCTAATGCGGTTGTTGAGGTTGGTGCAAATATTGTTTTAGACACTACGCCTCAATTAGGTGGCGACTTAGACATGAACTCTAAGTTTATTTCTAGCGGAATTTTTGGCATTAAGAACGAGGGCACTCAATCAGAAGTTCGTCTGTATTGCGAAGCAAGCAACGCACATTATGCTGCAATCAAAGCTCCACCCCATAGCGGTTTTAGCGGCAACATTACATTTACGATGCCTGCAACAGATGGCAGTGCGGATCAAGTTCTTAAGACTGATGGCAGCGGGAATCTTGGCTGGGTAAGCCAATCGGGCGGGGGCGCTTCCGGTCCAAGTCCTATTATCCTGTCAATGATTTTTTAAAGGAGAAAACAGATGTCAGCCCCCAATTTGGTCAGTCCTACCACGATCACGGCCAAAACCATTGGAGTTAATCCGGCAGACACTAACAATACGTCTGCTATTGCAAATGCTTCTTCAAGCGGCAAGGCGATAAAAGTCAATTCAATCTTTGTTGCCAATACGCATGGGAGCGCAACCAACGTTTTCTTTGATGTTTATGTCTACAAAGGAAATGCCACAGCCTTCTATGTTGCCAACAATATCTTGGTTCCAGGTGGAGCTACTCAAGTTGTTTCATCTAAAGAGTCTTATTTCTATCTAGAGGAAAACGATACTCTTTATGTTCAATCATCAGTAGCTTCAAGTCTTAACTTTGTCATTTCTTACGAGGAGATTTCGTAATGACTGGAACTAAAGGAAGAATTTCAGGCGCAAACCTGGGGCGCGTCGACGGAGCGTTCGATCACGGCGTGATTACAAGTGGGATGTACAGCCCTAGTGACAATCTTAAAATGGCAGCAAGGAAAAGCAATTATTATGTAAACAGTATTTCGGGCAGATATACAGAGTACTATGATCCAACTCGAAGCGGTAATTTTTACGACGCATTTTTTAGTTCAGACGGAACAAAAGCTGTTTTTCTTGTTGACGGATACGTGCAAGTTTGTTCACTTTCAGAACCTTATGGCCAACCGTCAAGCCCCTCCTCAGATTATAACTTAGACACACTGTACGGGAGCACTGGAACTTGGTACACAATAACTTTTAGCAACGATGGATTGTATCTCTTTAGTTCAAATAGTGATGACGACTACCCTCAAACTTTTAGCTTAGCAACTGCTTTTGACGCTTCCTCGATACACTGCATAGGTAAAGACGTTAGAATGTTGCCTTTTATCTCAAACGATACTGGATCCACCGAAACAGGCATGACAGGGCATGAGTTTGGGAACAGCGGTTTAAAGTTGTACACCGTTGGAACAAGTTTAGACCGAATTGCTCAATATACTCTTACAACGGCTTATGACGTAAGCACGGCAAGCTATGACGGTTATAAACTCATTAACTCTATAAACCCGCTTCCAAGCTCTGTTACCTGGAAGCCAGACGGCACAAAGTTTTTTATGACTGATTATTCTAATGATGAAGTCCATGAGATATCAGTCTCCACAAACTGGGACGTAACTTCAACAATTACTCTTGAGAACAGTTTTGACGTTTCTGGCCAAGAAACGAGTCCTCGTGATGTGCGATTTAAGCCAGACGGCACAATGATGTTTATTGTTGGAATAACGGGTGACTCAGTTGACGCATACACGCTATCAACAGCTTGGGACGTTTCCACTGCTAGTTTCCAAAAAACTAGATCTCTCTCAGCTCAAAACAGCTCACCACGTGGCCTTGACTTTAGCCCTGATGGGACAAGGATGGTTGTGGCTGGGCAAACAGATGATCAAATCCTTTCTTACACGTTAAGCACAGCATGGGACATTGCGACAGAAACTTACAACGGTGACTATCACACAAGTCCATATGGGGTGCCAAGTGCTTTCGTGCAAAACGGCAATGAATTTAACAGCAAAGGAATTTCTGTTTTTTCACCAGTCTCTGTCAGGTTTATAAACAATGGAAACGGGATTAGCGTCCTTGACAACCATGTCAGCAGCAGTAGTTACTACGCTAAAGTAGTCAATTACACCCTTGGGCAGGCTTACAATCCGTTAAGCATTACTGACGGTCTTTTGCTTGACTATCGAACTCAGGAGACTAGCGACAGTGACATTGTCTACGACATTAAGTTTAACGCTGATGGGACGAAAGTTTACGTTGTAAACAACTATGAGCATAAGATTTACCAATGGACTTTGGTTACTCCCTTTACCGTTTCATCTAATAATTATGGGATGACATACGATGGTGCATCGGTAAGCTTTGGGGCATCTAACATGGGAGGAGAAACCGCTCTTAGAGCTATTGCTTTTAATCCAGAAATGGACAGGCTTTTTGTGTTGGGAGCCACAATGGATAAAATTTTTGAGTACGAACTTGGCACACCAGGAGATGTCACTGAAAACCTAAGCGTTTATAAAGCTGTATATTCCGTTAAGCAGCGAGTCGATTCAGAGAACGTTAATGCAGATGAAATGCTTTCCCCCGCATTCTTAGAGTGGACAAGCAGCGGCTTTATTGCTGGAGGAATTTATGCGGACAAAGCGTATAAGATAAACTTTGTTAATTGAGCATAGTCTTTATGCAACGCCCTGACCCTATGATCCCTGGCAAGCCTGGAGCGGAAGATGTTCCGGTCATGCGTAATAAACAGGCTTGGATTGAAGCTCTGTATAAATACGAGGGCCGCGATGATAAGGGCCATCCGATGCACGGTCTTTACACAGGACTAATGCAGAAGCACCGCCACACGACGAGCACCGATAGCTAAACCGTCCCATAGAAGGAAGCCACTTAGGGGCCAAGGCAAGTAAACTCTGAGTGGTTTTGCTTAGTTTCATGATCAAATCTTTTTCTTGCCTTGCTGGTGCTCTTGCGTTTGGAGCGTCTGCTGCTGTTGCTGGTCCTTATGCAAACGTTGAAGCCAATGCAGGCTGGGTCGGTAGCGACTATTCAGGCAATGTGACTGATCTGCATCTGGGTTATGAGCACAGTGAAGGCCCATATAGCGTCTACCTGCAAGGCGGACCTGCTTTCGTAAGCATTGATGGCCTTGATTCCGAGATGGAGTTTTCCGGCAAGATTGGCGGATCTGTTCAGGCTTCTCAGAAAGTTTCTGTTTATGCAGAGCTTGCCGGTATTACTGGCGATCTAGATAACAGCTACGGCGGCAAGCTTGGTGCGAAGTGGGCTTTCTGATCTAAAGTCTGAAGTGACTAAGTGTCGGGCTTAGTCAGATGATGGAGAGTTCCCCTAGTAGCCTCACACTGCTAGGGGTTTTTCATGCAAAAAGTTTTCAACGGACTCGCTGTTCTGTCGTTTGCAATGTCTGGGGCGTTAGTAGGCGGCAGCTATTACGCTTTCAGCAAGCTTCCAGAGCTGAAGCAACAGGCAATAGACGAGGCTAAAGCTCTGGTCGGTGAGCTAGTTTCTGGAGCGGTGACAGATGCGATGCCTGGGCAAGTCAAAGAGATGATCCCTGCATTACCAACTGAAACCGGTCCTGCTTTGCCTTTTTAATGTCAGATCTGATCAACTCTCCGTCCCATTACAACCAAGGCCGCATTGAGACCATTGAGGTGATCGAGGATGCCGTTCAGGACGCTGACGACGTTGTGAGCGGTTATCTGCTGGGCCAGGCACTCAAGTATTTACTGAGGATGTGGCATAAGGGCAATGCGCTCCAGGATGCAGGCAAGGCCAGTTGGTATTTGGATCGGTTGATTGCCAGGCTGCAAGGGAATGCCTGAGATTCGCACTATTGGGATCAACGAGATTCGGAGTTGGAACGGACCAGCTCCTTTGTCGGTGCCAACCGCTCCACCAGTAACGGTGAATATTGGCGTTCCAATTGTGGACCTGCCTAGTTTCAATGCCTTGGACTACAGGCCGGAGGAGCTAGTTTTTGATCCAGTCGCTCCGTTGCCAGAAACTTCGACGCCTGAGACACCAAAGCCTCCAGCGCCAGCTACGCCGAATCTTCCCAAGCCGAAAGCGGCAATTGACGAGGATCCTAGGTGCCCTCCCTTGAGGGCCAAAGAGGTCGGAACGCTTGTTCAAGGTGGTAACAAAAGAATTTCGGGCTATGAGATTCAGCAGGACGGTAAATGCGTCGTCCTATATGAATCGATTCCACTGCCTGAACAAGTTATAGCAGCTGTTCCAACGTTGCCTCAGGTAACAACGGTAGGAGTTACCGCAATTGTTGGCGTTTCAGCCGGTCTTGCTACGCCACTTCTATTGAAGGCAGTAAAACCTACGGTAAAGAAGACGGCGAAGAAGATCCAGGCGTTGTTGGGGCGTATGGATTCACCTGTATCGGTTGCGGAGAGGAGGGCGGCTCAGAGGTTGTTACGGAAATAGCGTGTTTATGTTGCAGGATCTGACTGGGTTTTGGTCTGATGATTACGTCAGCGCAGACCCTGTAATAGGGCGATTTTGGATGGAAGTTAATTCCTTTTAGCTTTAGCTCGCCGCAATTTTTTAGTCTTGCGATTTCGTACTCAAGCCTTCGCGTAGCGACTGTTTGCTGATGCAGTTTGATGTTGGCATCAGCCATTGCTTTGCATCGTGCCTGTAAGCCACCATCTAAAGGGATGGTTACCTGCATCGAAAGTCCACCACTCCAGTTGTGCGAATCGCGTTGGCCCGTTCTCGTTGGCATTTCATATAGGACGGATCCAGGATTATCGAGTATCCCGTTATCATCCCGATCAGAAAGATCATATACAGGGTCGTCATAATAACTCTCAAACGGAAGCTGCCAAGATTTGGATCGATTGACATACGGAGTCACCGTTAATGTTGGGCCTTGGCATTGAATGCCGTTGCCGTAAGAGTTTGTCAGGTGTTGAGACGGTGCAATCATTACCGCCTGGTTTGTGACGCTTCCCGAACTGGTTGCTGTTGGAGCGGCAGTAGCTGAGACGCCACCAATGGTTTCTGCGTTTGCTGGAGCGGCTAGGACTATTGCGAGAAAGTAGAGATAGTGTCGGTAATTTGATTTATTTCGGTAACGCGCTGAATCGTGGTTACGTTCGACAGACCTGGGCCTGAATAGGTTTCGACAAACTGAAACGACTGACCAGGGTCTGCAATTGACCAACTGGGTTTGTTGTTTACGTCGAGAGCTGACCATCCGTTAATTGTCGTTGTTCCTGGGGTAAGGCTTGCGCCATTTACAGGCTCAATGTTGGTGCCACTGACAGAGTATTGCCAACCTGTCTCGTAAGACTCGCTGACAATTGTTTCAGTGACGTTACTGGTTGTTTCTGTATGTGTCGTCATTGAGCCAGTTGAGAAATTGGGCACAACTGGCACAGCAACTGCTGGTTTAGCAAAAAGCAGGATGTCTCCAACTAGGCTAAAAAGCAGCAAGAGCAGAAATCTCATCAATCAATGCTCAGTTCAGTAACGATTTGACCGATAGCAGATGTTCCAGCGCCACCAGCAGTCAAGGTTAAGACGTGATCAGAGGCAATCGTTCCGGCCAAGGAACCAGCGTCACCACCAGAGGTCGTCGTTGTTTGGCCAAGTATGGGAAGTGATGGGACTACTCCAGCTGATACGGATGTTGCGGAAGGGGTGGCATCACCTTCTAGAAATGATTCTGTAAAGGAGAAAGCATCGCCAGCTGTTGTGATGCTGTAATCCGCAGCGGTGTAACCAACGCCAGAACCAGGGGTCAAAGTGCCAAGACCACCAGCGGTGTCAAGGTTGATGTTGGAACCTGAAACGGCGTAGCTACTGCCAATCCGTTCTGAGATTGATCCAGCCCCATCAACTTGAAGCTGCACAGAGCTTTGGATTCTGTGCGTCATATCGGCAAGGGCTGCTGGAGCGAATGAAAGTGCAATCGCTAAGAGAGCAAACCGTTTCATTTTTGTGGAGTGCTGATAGGTGGTTCAACTTTAGGTGGTGCCTTCTTCTGTTGATTAGCCGATTTACGTTCAATACCAAAGGAGGCCATTGCACCAGTTAGCAAACTGGCTACAAAGGTATTATCCATTTTCATTTGGGGGAAAAGCCCTAAATATGAAACGGTCAACAATGTTGCGCTCCAGAGCAACACAGCGCATTTAACAAGATCTGCAACTGAGACGCCCTCTTTGTCATCGTGATTTTCCTGTGAGTCTGCCATGATTAGTCGAAGCGTTTGGTCAATGGTGGTCGAGGTCTTTGCTGCTGTTGCTGGGGCGTCAATCGGTGTTGGCGGACTGGCGCTTGCTGGCGCGAACCGTCAAAACCAAACAGGTCGTGATTCGTTGGTAAGGCTGACATCAGCTGTTGACAATTTAGCCACAAGGATGGACGTTCTCCACACTGACCTCAGATTGAGGGATCAAGAGATCTTTGCCAGGATCAGTGAGCTGGAGCGGTCTGTGGCTCGACTTGAGGGACATAGCGACCGGAACTAGACTTTGGCCAGTAGCAGAAATCCCATGGTGTTTCTCGTTCGTCCGATTTTGTTTTCGTTCCTGAAGAGCAAGGCGGTAAAAAAACTGATTGTTGATCTTTTGAAGGCTCTTGCCAAGACAACGGACAACAGTATTGACGATCAAGCGGTTGTTTTTATTGAGAAGAACCTCTTCCCTGAGACTAGGGTTGAAAAATGAAGGCTGACCCGGCTTGGGTTCTAGTCAGCGGGTTTTTTCTCTTGGGAACGTTAGTTGCCGTTGTTGTCGGAGGTGGTGGATTCTTGTTTTTATCTGGATACCATGCTGGCTTGTCTCAGCGCCCTGAATGCCCTAGACCGGCGTTGAGGAAATGAACCGTTTTTTCATGGTGCTCACGCTGCTACCTTTCTTCACGCATTTCAAGCCGGGAGACCCACATCAGCTGGCTGCCATAAAAGAGTTTGAGGATGCGTTACCTGAAGAGCTGCTGAGAGAGGATGCTGCTTGGTTTGAGGCTTGGAAGGCTAGCGGTATCGCTCAGCAAACCCATGTGCCTTATTTTCACCAGCTAGA